ACATGAAAAAGGTGATCTCCGTGCAGGATAAAACGATCCGGGAAAAGGACGTTGAGATCGCGGAGCTGCGGAAAAAGCTTAATGATCAGCGCAAAGACGCCGAGGACGCCGCTGAGGCATATAAGTCACAGATCTCCGCCCTTCGGGAACAGCTTGCCGACGTCGAGGAGATCTGCAAGCGACAGCAGGCCCGGCTGGACGAGCTTGAAAAGGCGCCGGCGAATGAAAAAACCGTTTTGGATATGCTTTCGCTGATCTGCTTTTTCTGCGAAGGGCTTACCGGCAGCGCTGCGTATATCATGGGCCGGATCGTGGAACTGCTGCTTGAATGGCGGAAAACCGGAAGCGGGGAAGCGCTGCGCGACTTTTTGGAACAGTTTATGGAGGAAAAAGAATGAGCGTAAAAATCAACAGCCTTGAGCTGGAAAACGTAAAACGCATCAAAGCGGTGCAGCTGGAACCGAGCGAAAACGGGCTCACCGTGATCGGCGGCAAAAACAACCAGGGCAAAACCAGCGTGCTCGACGCGATCGCCTGGGCGCTGGGCGGAAATAAGTTCCGTCCCAGCGATCCCGCCCGGGACGGCAGCCTTGTGCCGCCGCACCTGAAGGTGACGCTCTCCAACGGGATCGTGGTGGAGCGCCGCGGCAAAAACAGCGATCTGAAGGTCACGGATCCCGCAGGGAACCTTGCCGGTCAGGCGCTGCTGGACAGCTTTATTTCCGCCTTCGCGCTGGATCTGCCGAAGTTCATGAACGCGAGCGCCAAAGAAAAAGCCGATACGCTGCTGAGGATCCTCGGCATCGGCGATCAGCTGTTCCTTCTGGAAAAGGAAGAAGCGGCGCTGTATAACGAGCGCACCGTGGTGGGCCGCACGGCCGACGCCAAGAAGAAATACGCGGACGGTCTGACGTCTTACGACGGCGTGCCGGAGGAACCTGTGAGCGCCGCGGAGCTGATCCGGCAGCAGCAGGAGATCCTTACGCGCAACGCGCAGCGCATCCAGTGGAAGCGCGATTACGACGCGATCCTGGACGAGCAGAACCGGGTAGACGACCTGATCGAAAGCACCAAACAGCGGCTGCGCGAATTGCAGCAGCGCGCCGCCGAGCTGGAAACCGCGGCAAAACAGGCCGCGAAGAGCCCTTCCGAGATGCAGGCGGAATCCACCGCAGCGCTGGAAGAACAGCTCAGAGACGTGGAGGAGATCAACCGCAAGGTGAACGAGAACCGCCGCAAGCTGCTCGCCGAGGACGAGGCCGCCGCATACCGCGATCAGTACGACGAGCTTACCCGCCGGATCGAAGAAAAACGGCGGCAGAAAACGGATCTGCTGAACGGCGCGCAGCTGCCGCTCCAGGGGCTTTCCGTACAGGACGGCGAGCTCACGTTTAACGGGCATAAATGGGACGGCATGTCCGGCAGCGAGCAGCTGCGGGTTGCCGCGGCGATCGTACGCAAATTGACGCCGGAATGCGGCTTCGTTCTGCTCGATAAGCTGGAGCAGATGGATACCGACACGCTGCGCGACTTCGGCGTCTGGCTGGAAGGCGAGGGGCTGCAGGCGATCGCTACCCGCGTGAGCACCGGCAGCGAGTGCAGCGTGATCATTGAGGACGGGTACGCAAAAGAAACCGCGGTGCCGCCCGCGCCTGCGGTGGCGAAATTCAACGGATGGGGGAAATAAGCATGAAATATGAAATCAGTTCCGGGTTTATACCCGCCGCGTGCAAGGTAGCGATCTACGGCCCCGAAGGGATCGGCAAAAGCACCTTCGCCTCGGAATTCCCGCGGCCGCTCTTTATCGATACCGAAGGCAGCACGAAGCGCCTCGGCGTATCGCGCTTGCCGACGCCTACAAGCTGGGCCATGCTGCTGGATGAGATCGACGCCGTGATCGAGGATCCTACCGTTTGTGATACGCTCGTGATCGATACCATCGACTGGGCAGAGCAGCTCTGCATTGAAGCGGTATGCAAAAAGGCCGGAAAGAAAGGCATCGAAGATTTCGGCTACGGCAACGGCTACGTTTATGAAAAAGAAGAATTCGCAAGGTTTCTGCATAAGCTGGAGGATCTGATCGGAAAGAACGTCAACGTGGTGCTGGTCGCCCATGCCCATCTGCGTAAGATCGAGCAGCCCGAGGAGGCCGGGACCTACGATCACTGGGAGATGAAGCTTGGGAAAAAGACCGCCTCCCAGATCGCCCCGCTGGTAAAGGAATGGGCCGATATGGTGCTGTTCGCAAACTATAAAACGACGGTCTATCAGGTAGACAGCAACGGTCAGAAGCACAAGGCCCAGGGCGGGAAACGCGTGCTGTATACGTCGCACACCCCGTGGTGGGACGCGAAGAACCGGTACTTCTTCCCGGAAGAGATGGAATTCCATTATCTTTCTATCGCTCCGGCGCTGATCCCCAGGGAACAGCTGGAGAATAAAACGGGCAACGACGTTATCGTGGAGCATATGACCGACGTATTGACCGCCTGCAGCGAGAATTACAAAAAATTGACGGCGGCTGCGGAATCGGCTGTAGTAACCGAAGCTCCTCCGGCAGCCCCGCCGGTGCGCGGCACCTCTTTGGATATCCTCGACGAAACGCCCGCTGCACCCGCGCCGGCTGCAAAGCAGATCCCGAAGGCGCTCGCCGATCTGATGGCGGCCGACGGGATCACCGAGGCCGATATCCGACTGGCGGTCGCCTCGCAGGGAATCTATCCCGAGGACGTTCCCGTGGCGGATTATGACGACAGCGTTATCAACGGTATGATCATAGCCCAGTGGGACGGCCTGAAAAGCTATATTAAACAATTAAAAGGAGAATAATCATGGCAAACGAAATCAACAGAGAACTCGGCTGGGACGACGAAGTCTCCCAGGAATCCACGTTTACTTTGCTCGAAGAGGGCGATTATCAGTTTTGTCTCATCAACATGGAGCGCGGCCGCCACACCGGCAGCAAGAACCTCCCGGCCTGCAACAAGGCGATCCTGGATATCGCGATTCTGGATCGGGACGGAAACAAGCTTACCATGATCAAGCATAACCTCTTTCTGCATTCGTCCGTTGAAGGTATGATCTCGTCGTTCTTCCTTGCCACCGGGGCAAAAAAGCACGGCGAGCCGCTGAATATCTCCAAGGGCTTCCAGGAGAGCTACGGCCGCACCGGCTGGTGCCACGTTTACGTTGACAAATGGACCGGCGACGACGGCAAGATCAGAGAAAACAACAAGATCAAATACTTTATCGCTCCCGAAAACGCGCCGAAGGCCGCGCCCGCAGCCGCACCGGCGCCGCAGCCCCAGCAGACGTCCTTTGCCGGATGGGGCGCCGGTACGAACATCTCCAACAGATGAATCTGCGGCCCTATCAGCAGGCAGCGCGGGAAGCGATCCACCGCGAGTGGGACGGCGATCGCCGCCGTACGCTTCTCGTGCTGCCTACGGGAACGGGGAAAACCGTAGTATTCGCAAAAGTGACCGAGGATCAGGTCCGGGCGGGCGACCGGGTGCTGATCCTCGCGCACCGCGGGGAGCTGCTGCAGCAGGCCTCCGATAAGATCGAACGCGCCACAGGCCTCAAAAGCGCCGTTGAAAAAGCGGAGCAGAGCTGCCTTGAAAGCTGGTACCGCATCGTTGTTGGGTCCGTGCAGAGCCTGCAGCAGGAAAAGCGTCTCAGCCGTTTCCCGGAGGATTATTTCGGTACCATCATCATCGATGAGGCGCACCACGCGATCACGGACGGTTACCGTCGTGTGATCGATCACTTTCCGGATGCGAAGCTCCTGGGCGTTACGGCCACGCCGGACCGCGGCGATATGCGGGATCTCGGCGCGGTGTTCGATTCTCTGGCGTATGAATACACGCTGCCGCGTGCGATCAAAGACGGCTACCTTGTGCCGATCAGGGCGCTCACCGTGCCGCTGCGGCTGGATATTTCCGGCGTCGGCACGCAGGCCGGAGACTTCAAGGCCGGAGAACTCGACACCGCGCTGGATCCGTTTTTGTATCAGATCGCCGACGAGATGGCGAAGACCTGCACGGAAAGGAAGACCGTGGTATTTCTCCCGCTGATCAAAACCTCGCAGAAATTCGCGCAGATCCTCAACGAGCGGGGTTTCCGCGCCGCGGAAGTAAACGGCACCAGCGCAAACAGAAGCGGAATCTTGGCCGATTTTGAGGCCGGAAAGTACAACGTGCTTTGCAACAGCATGCTGCTTACGGAGGGCTGGGACTGTCCTTCGGTGGACTGCGTGATCGTTCTGCGACCTACGAAGATCCGCAGCCTGTATTGCCAGATGGTGGGCCGCGGCACCCGTCCGGCGGAAGGGAAGAAGGATCTGCTCCTTCTGGACTTTCTCTGGCATACGGAACGGCACGAGCTGTGCCGCCCGGCGTGCCTGATCGCGCAAACGGAAGAGATCGCCGCAAAAATGACCGAAAACATTGCCGAAGCGGGGGCGCCGGTAGATCTGGAGGCTGCCGAATCGCAGGCCGAGAGCGACGTTGTGGCGCAGCGGGAGGAAGCGCTCGCAAAGCAGCTCGCCGAAATGCGCAAGCGCAAACGCAAGCTCGTGGATCCGCTGCAGTATGAAATGAGCATACAGGATCTCGATCTCGTGAATTACCGCCCCGCCTTCGGCATGGAGCTGGAAGCGCCTTCCGCGCGGCAGAAGCGGACACTTGAAAAATTCGGGATCTTCCCGGATGAGATCGAGCACGCCGGTACGGCCGAGCGCCTGATCGACAGCCTGATCCGCCGCAAGGACGAAGGCCTTGCCACACCAAAACAGATCCGTTTCCTGGAAGGGAAGGGCTTCCGGCACGTCGGCACGTGGCAATTTGAAGCAGCGCGCAAGCTCATCGACCGCATCGCCGCCTTCGGGTGGCGCGTTCCTTACAATATCGATCCCGCAACCTATACGCCGCCTGTGGAGGTGAAAAAGCAGAATGGCTTCGACTGGTCTTGATGAAATCATTCAGTATATAGATCCGGCGTCCTGCACCTATCTGGAATGGACGCAGGTCGGCATGGCGCTCAAGCACGAGGGCTATGCCTGCGCCGTATGGGAGGCGTGGAGCAGCCGGGATCCCGGGCGGTTCCATCCCGGAGAATGCGAAAAAAAGTGGCGCACGTTCGGCGGCGGGTGGACCGAACCGGTTACCGGCGGCACCATCATAAAAATGGCGAAGGACCGCGGCTGGACGCCTGCAGCTTCCGGGAGGGAACTGAACTGGGACGACGTAGTGCATGAGGACGGCGTGATCGTTGACCACCGCTGGCTGGAATCCAAAGAACTGAACATCCCCGAGGAATGGGATCCCGTGCAGCAGCTGATCACCTATCTGGAAACGCTGTTCAGCTCCACCGAAAACGTGGGTTACGTAACGGAATGCTGGCAGAAGGAAGGTCGCTATCTGCCTACGCGCGGCTGCTGGGACCGCACTGCCGGGCAGCTCATCGAGGAGCTTTCGAAATGCGGCGGGGATATCGGCAAGGTTTTGGGCGATTACAACAAGGACGCCGGCGCGTGGATCCGCTTCAATCCGCTGGACGGGGAGGGAATCAAGGACGCCAACGTTACTGATTACCGTTTCGCCCTGATCGAAAGCGATAACATGGAGCTGGAGCAGCAGAACGCCATTATCAGAGAACTGGAGCTGCCGGTGGCCGCGTTGGTATATTCCGGCGGAAAAAGCCTGCACGCCATCGTCCGGATCGACGCGCCCGATTATCACGAGTACCGGCGCCGGGTGGATTTTCTCTTCGATTTTTGCCAGAAAAACGGGCTGCAGATGGACCGGCAGAACCGGAACCCCTCCCGGCTGTCCCGGATGCCGGGCGTAACCAGGAACGGCAAAAAACAGTATCTGCTCGATACCAACATCGGCAAGCGCGGCTGGGACGAATGGCGCGATTGGATCGAAGGCGTCAACGACGATCTGCCCGACGTGGAAACCTTTTCGGATTTCTGGGACAATCTGCCGGAGCTCTCGCCGCCGCTGATCGAA